GTAATCAATTTTGTACTTCACCCAGTTCTTCTCTGTGGTTCCGTCAAGCGCTTTTATAGAGCTCGCTGTGCCCTTTACGATGCACCTTAAGAATGTTCCGAGCGGAGCATATGCACCAGCGACTCCATCGGATCGGTAAACTTCAAATTTATTGACGACCGGGTAGACATAAGCACGGACCACAATCGCAGCTGTGGTAAATGTGCTGAATCTTCCTCTTGAGTCGGTGACCGTAATGATCGCAGTCAATGATCCGGCTGTGATTAGGAAATCGGTTGTGATTGGGCTGGTTGCCGATGATTTGTCAGTACCGGCAAATTGGACCCGAATGTATGCAGTCGTAGCGCCCGTTGCGTTGGTTACAGGAACCGTGAAGGCGACCTTTGACTTAGAGGTTAAGAAGAACGGTGTACCCGTTGTATAACCCAGAGCAGTCTTTACATATGCCATTGCTTCGGCCCATGTGACTGTTCCGATCGTCGGCTTGTAGGTATCCGCCAGCGTGATCGTCGTTGAGACGTTTTGACTGTTCGTTGATCCGTAGGTATCGGTAGTGACTTCAGCCCATACAGTGGCTGATGTGGCCGAAGGTAAGGCATTCAGAATGAGTGCCCGTTCCGTTGCTCCGATAGTGAAGTTTCCAGATGTCACTCCGACCGCGACACTTTCGGTCCGGATCAGTGTATCTGTGGATCCAACACGCAAGTACAGCTTGACCGTATGCGGATATGATCCGTAGGTGGTCAGTGTGAACGGTACGGACGTGATGGCATCCGATAAAACGAAGTTATTGATCGCAATGGTGGACAGTGTGACAAATGTATTTGTGACTGCATTCGATGCTGTCCTTTGCGTATAGTTCCCGGTTGTTTCACCGGCTGTGTAGCTGAGATCCTGATAATCGGCGGTACCATCGTCAAATTGCGTGATGATCTGAAGCAAGAAGTTTCTAGGTGAAACACCGTTCATGGCCACCACGATTGCATCTTTGTATCCATAAGCGACAACATCGATGTTTGAGGATGTGGTCCATCCGTAGCGGTTGAAGACAAGTACCCAGCTTGATCCGTTCCAGATATAGCCTTTGAGCCTTGCAAAGAAGGCTGAGTTTGTTCTGGTCCATGAAGCAGTCAGTGTGTTTCCGGATACAAGGTCCATGTTCCACTGATTCCCGGATGTCGGTTTTGTCAGTGTTAGGTTCTTGATCCGGTAGTTGATCGTCAGGTTGCCACCGCTTAGTGTGGCGGATGCTTGGTTTGTACCGTCGAGATTCCGAGTGTACGCATTGATTGAGACACAGCCGGTCAGCGTGCTCCCTTTGGCCGCCGAATAAATAGCTTGTACGATGGTAGAATCAAAGGTGAATGTGCCGGTTGATGTCGATATGTCATAAAGCGCTGCAACCGTAACCCCGTTTACCTTCAGGAGGATGTCCAGCACTTCTCTGATCGTTCCGCCGACTGTAACGCTCAATGATGCTTGAGTATCGCTGATGTTCGCATTAAGTGGGCTTGTAATTGAAATTGCCATATTGCCTCCTAAACCGGTAACCAGATCGTGAATTCAGCGCTTCCGGTCATCTTCTGCACTTTGTGGTTTCCCTGGATTGATGATTCGGTCACAATCAGGTTTTGTGTTTGTGTTGAATTCGATTTGACGATAGTTGCATCGTTGAATCCGTCACTGATGACGACCTGAGGCTTTGACTCAGTATCAAATTCCATCCTGATCTGACCAGGACTATCATTTCGACCCATTGTCAGGCCGTTGGCCCCGAAATTGTAGTATGACTTCTGCTCTTGGATTGCTTCATTTGCGCTTTCGATATTCGACGCATTTTGATTGATCCCGGACTCCGCTGTATTGATTCGCTCCGTATGCTGGTTGACGGTGATCGTCACACCGCTTACGGTTTGCTCAATTTCGGTTGATCTTGACTCAAGTCCATCGACACGCTCAACCGTTGAGACGATCTCAAGATTTGCCTTGTCGACTTTAATTTCAGCATTGGCCAGACGTTGCTCAAGGCTTGGGAGCTCATACTTGACCAGCGTTTCGGGTAGGATCGCTGTTTCGAGTTTACCAAGCAGACTGCCGACATAAGAGTACGAGATATTGCATACCGGAGCCGGTAGACTGTTGTCATCCACACCGGCCACTTCGAGGATGTCACCTGGATCGATGTCAGGCAAAGCGAAGTAGTTCATGCTATACGGACGATAGATGTATCCGAGGATCACAGTGAGCATGGATTCGATCACCGCTTCCCTACGATCATCCAGGAAGATGTTGTTTTCGATTCTGACCTGTTTTGCTCCGAATTCCGCAACACTGGCTTCATCTTGAGCGTAAACATTGTCATTTTGCGGGCTTCTGGCCAATACAAGGCCATTCAGTGGGCCCTGCGCCTTTTCAAGCTTGATGGACTCATAGTCATTCCCATCGATCAAGAGCCCTGTAGAAGCGCTTGTAAACGGCGTTGCGAAGGTCAGCTTGTTATCTCTTGAGATAAAAGCCTTTGCAAGGTTTGCCTGTGCATAATGACTGATGATCTCACGATTACTTATGAGTTCATCCATGTTCGGCTTCGATGTGAGGATCTCTGAATCAAACATCAGCGTTTTGGTATCGAGAGTGACACCAGCGTTGGCGCATACGTCCTCAATGAATTCCCGGAAAGTACACGGATAGGTAATACTGGATGAATACTTTGCATCAAATTTGATGGCTGAATCATAACAAGTCAATTTGACTGTTTTAGCCACATCATCCGTTTCGATCCCGTCTTCATCGACTTTGAACACGCCGATAGGGATATACTCAGCACCATCAAAGCCGATATAGGCATTGACCAGTTTGTTGCTGAATACAGTGCTTTCAATCCCTTGGATATCCAGCTTGATGATCAGGCACTTGGCACTGAAGCCGCCAATGAATGAATCTGACAGGTAATCAAAGTCGAATCCATCCAGGCGGCCCGTTGCCGAATCATCATAAGTGATTCCATCAATGACCACATAACCCTTTGCTATTCTGCCATCGCTCCGGGCAAGGTCCTTAAATGCTTGTGTGGTCGAGTACATTACTGCTCAACCAGAGTAAGACTCAGGTTTTCGTATCGATCGGTTTGATAAATCGGCAGCTTCCGATCGCTTACATAAAACGTCTTTGTGACCTGTCCAAGTTGCGGATCCATGTACTTGACGTTAAAGAACGCCGGCACAACCGCATCCAGGATTTTCTTATAATCCGCAGTGGATAAGAAGCTCCACTGAATGTCTATTTGACGGACATCCCGGAGCTTCTCACGGCGCAGGTAACCTTTAGCGTTACGCTTGGCGCTTGCATCCAGACTGCTGATGGTAACGTTAAATCCCTTTATGGACGGAGTAGGCATTGCTACACCATCGATTTCTAACAAGAATGACATAGAATGCCCCCTCTCTATCCAATCAGCGCATAGCCCTTTATACGGGCTTCACGTTTGGATCTTTCGTTTTGGTTTTTGCTTACAGCTTCACCATCGATATAGGTATTGCTGTCTTTGTTGTATAGGTCTCTGAGCAATTGATTCTGTTCACGCAACAAGGCGATCTGTTCAGAGTTGGATCCTTCAGAGATCAAGCCTTTGAGTTTGTCCAAAGGTGCGATGACTTCCGGGTTGACTCTGGCGCTGGCATATTCGCCGACTCTGGCCAGAGTATCATTGTAAGCAATGCCTCCGTTGGCAAGTGCCGGGATGTTCGGGATTGAGATCTCAATTTCCGAGATCTTGCCGGTAACCTTACCAATCGTATTGTTCCAGCCCTTGATCAATGCGTTGACCGGAATCAAAGCCTGTTTGATCAGGAAGTTGATACCGTTGATGATCGTATTGACCACAGAGACCAGATAGTTCTTAATGCCATCCCAGACACCGGAAAAGATCTTCTTGATCCCATCCCAGGCTTTGCTCCAGTTACCAGTGAATACACCGGTGAAGAATTCAACAATGCCACTGAAGATGGTCAGGATGCTTTTAATCAATCCGGTCACGTAGGTCAAGAATGTGCCTAAGATCGAAAGCCCAAAATTGACCGCATTGCCAATGCCTTTGAACACGTTATCCCATAGCGCTGAGAAGACCGGACCAAAGGTTGACGTAAACCAATTGAATACCGGAGTAAACGCACTGATGATGTCGGTGGCAAGCAATACGATCTCATTGATGAATCCAACGAATCCATCCCATAACGGCTTCACACCGTTTTCCCAGATGTTGCCGAGCATTGACATGAATGAATCGAATACAGGGCCCAGAAAACTATCCCAGTACGTTTTGAACATGCTTGAGATGTTTTCCCATGCTCCGATGACTGCGCTCTTGAATCCTTCGTTGGTGTTCCACAGGTAAACAAGCGCTGCAATGACAGCACCTATGGCTGCGGCGACCGCAACGATGGGCCAACTTATAGCGGCGATCGCAGTACCGACTCCAGCAAATGCTGTGCTGATTCCGGCAGTAATCGCTCCCCAATTGGTGATCAAGAAGAAGCTGGTGACAGCGGTTGATAATCCGGACACAGCTGCGATGATCCCAGGCATCGCCTGATCCATGAACGTCTTGAGTCCGGCGAAACTGTTTGTGATCTTGTCGATTGTGGTTGATGCCGTATCCGTTGTGGTGGTGGTATCGGTTGACTGATTTGTGCCAGGCGCAGCGTCTTGATTCAGGACGTTCAGTCTATCGAATCCAGCGAGACTGTTCATGGCCTTCTGTGCACTTTCTGCACTTGAAGCCATGCCGTCAAGACCGGCTGATGCCTGATTTGTGGAATCGCTCACTGTTTTCCCGATATCACCGTTCTCAGATGATCCGGTCAGAGCCTGGAAGAATGATTTGGCATAATTTGTGGCAACGACCAGCGTACTCATCAGCTGATTGAGACCACGAAGCACCGGAGTGAGCACTGCGATGAATGACGCCCCGATGTTGGCTTTGAATGAATCGAATTGCAAGGATAGGATCCTGGTTTGATTGGCCCATGATCCAGATGTTCTGGCGAAATCCCCCTGAGCGTCCTTGCTCACGCTTAACAGGTAGTTATATCTCAAGAGCGCTTTGGATTGTTGGCTCATTGCCTCATACCCGGATGTGATCCCTTTAGATAAGGCGAAGGCCTCAAGATTGGCGACCGACATATTGATACCGAGCTGTTTTAAGGGCTCAGTTTCACCGGATATGCCGGATCTGATCTTGGCAAAGGCTTCTTCACTGTCCAGGTTGTAGAATGATGCAAAATCACCGGCCAGTTTAGCCATTTCAATGGACATATCGGCCGCTTGAGACGTTCCTAAGCCCATTGATTTGAGCATTGCGCCCATTGTACCGGTGTACTTCTTGGCGGCCAGTTCTGATAAACCAAAGCCACTGGCGGCACTCATAGCAAACGTGTCAATCCTTCCGGACATGTTGCCGAAGGTTACATCAACGACGTTCTGTACTTCTTGAAGGTTTGATGCCAACTTAATGGACGACTTGGCGAAATCGAGGGCCATTTTAGCGCCGAATACCGCACCGATCCCGATAAAGGCTTTCTTCATCAGGTTTCCGGCTGCTGACGCTTTTTTGGCCGTCTTATCCAGCCCTGCATCCATGTTTCCGAGTGATTTGAGAGACTTATTTGCACTGGTATCAAAGGACTTGAACGCTTTGGTACTGTTCTCAATGCCTTTTACAAGGCCTTTTTCATCGACCGAGAATGTATACCTCAGGTTTTCGTTCTCTTGTGCCATTTTTAATCACCCCTTTCTTTGATTCGGTTGATTCGCTTCGCACCCTCAAGGAATGCGAGCTGTTGAAGTTCTTCGTCAATGACGATGTTGAAGAGTTCCGGGAAAGCTTCTTTGACTGTCTTTGGTAGTTCTTTCGGATTGTTGAACGCTTTCGCTACCTGATGGACGATCCAATATGAGAAAGAAGCGGTCGTTTTGAGTGCGTCCGTATCTTTCGATCGCATGGCATCGAGCCAGTACATGAGTTCCCGTGGTGTTGATGTATAGAAGGTTTCGTAAGACATCCCATAAAGCAAACAAGACGGAAGAAGCATATCAGCTAATTCCGTCTCGTTGTTTATTCCTTTGGGCTATCTTCGTCATCCTCTTCCTGTACCTCATCTTCGTGAGGCATCAGGCCACTTTCAATGAGGATGCCTTGCAGGATCTTGGAGTTCTTCTCAATGTCGTTTCCTTCATCGATCAGCTCATCCCAGAGTGCTTTGGCATCTTCGATCGTGAATTTATCACCTGGTTCAATGAACGGTTGACGGGCAGCCCATACGACCGTTACGAAGCCTCCCAGCACATCTTCGTTGAATGAGCCCAGGAATGCCTGGATCTTCTTTCCAACGTGTTGCTGGAGCTTTTCGATTGCCTCCATATTCAGGCGCAATTCATAGGTTTTGCCTCCAACTTCCAGAGTATAGAAGCGTTGAGGACGTTTTGTTTTAGCCATTGGTCATTATGCTCCTGGAGTGATGGTAAACGCAGACGACAAGCCAACGTTCAGCTCGAAGTCACGAGCGGTATTGATCTCACCGCCCAAGAGTTTGGTGGAAACGCCGGATCCGTCGAATTCAACGGTCATCCCGTCGGCAAAGGTGACTTTCATCTTGACCTTCTTGCCGGCATCTTCCAGCGCTTTCACGATTGCATACGCTTCAGTAGCGCCTTTGCGGTATCTGAAGGTAAACTTGACATCGCCCGGATCGCCAATTCCCAGTTCACTGGTCTTGACTTCATCATCCAAGGTGGTGGTGTCGACCTTTTCGGGATCAACCCCGAAATCAGGCAGACTGGTGCATGCCGGAAGCGTGGAGTAGGTGGTTACACCGACAGCATCTTCCTTGATTTCAACTTTGGTTTTGTTCAATAAAGGCATCTTGTGCCCTCCTTCCTAAATTTTGTACTTCTCAAGCGTGACCACATCGATCTCAACCGAATACCGCATGATGAGATGAGCGAGATCCTCCGCTTGTTGATTCATGCCTTGTCTATACAGCCCGATTTCGGTCAGGTTTGTATCGACCTGTTCGGCGATTGATTCGGCATCTGTGAGCGTGTTGGCGAAGATATGGACCGTATACTGGATCTGTGATGCTACCTCGCCATCAGTGCTCTGTACGGTAGGCACATTGTCAACCTGTTCATAGCAGACACATGGGAGCGTCTTGAAATCTTTGGGCCAACCTGGGCTTACCTTCGCAACGCCGGTGATGTTGTTGAGCGCAGCGCTCACTTCAGATCTAAGGTTGATCATCGGTCATAACCTCCTTTACAGCCTTTTTCACGTTCTCAAGAATTAGTTTTTTGTTGTTGTAAATCGGTGGAAAGAAGAATTGACGTGCCGGCTGGCCTTTTGTATGCCTAAACTTGCCGTCTTTTTCATAGGTCCATCCGATGTCACGATACGTCAGGTTTGTTCCTTCCGGGATGACTTTCTTTGGACTTGCTTCACCGATTGGGCCAGTTCCAAATTCGACAAAGGTTGCATACGGCTCTTTGTTGCGGAATGAGAGCGTCACGCCCGTTTGTGTTTCACGGACTTCCGCTTTGTTTCCCATCCGCAAGAGGCCAGTATCGACCGGAGTAAGTAACGCTATTTCACCAATGATTCTCTTGCCATCGATTGCAAGGCTTTTAACGACCGCTTC